CATCAGACAGGAAACGTGGACCAAAAGGAAACAAAAGAAATCAGACTAGAACTGTTGGTCGTTATGGTTATGGTCATGATAACTTTTGTACGTTACAATGTCAGAATGATTGGTGGACTTTACATGGTAATCAAGCAGTTGACCACTTTGGTAGATTGTTTCAACCTAAAATTTTAACAGCCGAGAATGGTTGGCGCCAAATATATAACCAAGCACATTGGCACGATAACAATGCACCAAGATACATTGAACGTAACATGATAACAGGGGAAGAAAGACCCTGTTCACAAAGGGGTTGACAATGATTGATCTATCCTATATGATCCCAGATATGAAAACAAATACAGATAAACATTTTATTCCTATTCGAAAAGATCAGATAGAGGAGATTGAAAAGGAATTGAGAACAGAAGAGCGAAAGAATAGATTCAGTGGTGAGTCTATTATGTTAACTAAGGAAGAGTCTATCATTCATGATAGAATATTCATCAATGAGTTAGCAGCTACACTAGAAGACAAAGTGTCTGGCTATGGCAGTTCTAAACTATGGGACAAGGTTCGTAAGGACATTGGTTGGTTTAGAAAGCATAATGCAGAAGCTTACATGGTGTTATTAGATTAATAAACATACACCGAGGCGCTAACGCGCCTCGGTAGAGGTACCAAGCCTCATCCCATTTTTGAAAATTTTTATATAATGTTTTTTTATTTACAGACTAGGGGTCCCAGACCAACGTATTTATTGCTGGTTTTATGGATAGATACTGATAAAATACTTTTTAAGTTTTCAAAATACTTACAAAAAAATTTTGCAAAAAAATTTTATGAATGAAAAATTTATACAGAACTTAAATAAACTACCTGCTGATGTTAGAAGAGAGTTTGCACTCTTAGCTAATAAATATGGTGAGAAGAAAAAACAATCCAATATTCAAAAAGATTTTATGTCTTTTGTTAAAGCTGTTTGGCCTGATTTTATTGAAGGTAGTCATCACAAAGAAATTGCAGATAAATTTAATAAACTAGCATCTGGTGAAATTAAAAGATTAATTATTAATATGCCGCCAAGGCATACCAAATCTGAATTTGGATCTTACTTATTACCTGCTTGGATGGTTGGTAGAAATCCTAAACTAAAAATTATTCAATCAACTAACACAACAGAATTGTCTGTAAGATTTGGTCGTAAAGCAAAGGCTTTAATTGATTCCCCTGAATATCAAAAAATATTTAAAACAAAATTAAGAGAAGACTCACAAGCTGCTGGTAAATGGGAAACAGCTCAAGGAGGTGAATACTATGCAGCTGGTGTAGGTTCTGCAATTACAGGAAGGGGTGCGGACCTTTTAATTATTGATGACCCACACTCTGAACAAGATGCTATGAATAATCAAGCTTTAGATAGAACATACGAATGGTATACATCAGGTCCGAGACAACGTCTTCAACCTGGTGGATCTATTATTGTAATTATGACTCGTTGGAATGAAAAAGATTTAACAGGTAGATTATTATCAGCACAAAAAGAAATCAAAGCAGATCAATGGGAGGTGGTAGAGTTCCCTGCAATAATGCCTTCAGGTAAACCTGTTTGGCCTGAGTATTGGGATATAAAAGATTTAGAATCTGTAAAAGCATCGATACCTTTATCAAAATGGAATGCACAATATATGCAAAATCCAACTTCAGAAGAAGGTGCTTTGATAAAACGTGAGTGGTGGAAAAATTGGGAAGATGAAGAATTACCTCCACTTCAACATGTAATACAATCTTACGACACAGCTTTTATGAAAAAACAAACTGCCGACTTCAGTGCAATAACGACATGGGGTGTTTTTAGACCTAATGAAGATAGTCCTCCTAATTTAATTTTATTAGACGCAGTGAAAGAAAGATATGAGTTTCCAGAGTTGCGTAGGATCGCGCTTGAACAATACGGCTACTGGAATCCAGAAACAGTTATCATTGAGTCTAAAGCATCTGGATTGCCACTAACTTATGAGTTGCGTAAGATGGGAATTCCTGTTATAAATTTTACACCTAGTAGAGGCAATGATAAGCACACTAGAGTAAACGCAGTATCTCCGCTCTTTGAAGCGGGACTGATATGGGCGCCCAAAGAAATGGAGTTTGCACAAGAAGTCATTGAGGAATGCGCAGCTTTTCCTTATGGTGATCATGATGACTTAGTAGACTCGATGACACAAGCTGTGATGAGGTTTAGACAAGGTGGTTTAATTCAACACCCTGAAGATTATCAGGAAGAAATAGCACCACCTAAACAAAGGACATACTACTAATGGAATACGAAACATACGAAGATGTTATTGATGCTTACAATTCTGGTGTAGGAGTTGAAGGTGGAGAATCATTGACAGACTACATAAAAAGGAATAATATAAAAATCAAGGAAATCGAAATGAGTCCAATCGGCGATTTCGAAAAAATTTTAAAGGGAAGCAGACCTATGGAAAAAGAAGGCATCGAATCAATACAACTAGCCTCAGGCAACAAGGACATGAACATCAGAATCGAAGAAGTTGTCAAAGAATTTATTAGAAGAAAAAGAAGAAGACCTAAGTCTATTGAAGAAATAAAAGATTTTTACATGAGAGAAATGACATCAGGCACAGGAAGTGGTCCTACTAATATGGACAATGCATCTCTTAGAGCTAGTTATGAGCCAGGTAAATATAGACCTGAAGAAGTTGAAATGTACGAGCAGTATAAATACGATATGAACGAACAAAGACCTGGAATGCCTGTAATCGATATCGATGAGTTTCTAAGATTAGAAATGGGCCAAGCTAGAGCTGACGTTGCTGCTGGAGGATTACCTGCTATCCTAGGAGTTTAATATGAAGATCGCTGACTATGGGAAGGCGATAACTTCTTACATTGAATCACCTACCTTAGAACAAAAAAATAAATTAAAAACAAAAGCTCTTTTATTAGCTGAAAGAGATAATTTTAATACTCCAGATCTTGAGCAAGCACCAGACTCATACCTTAAACCAGGTGAAACACTAGAAGACTTTGACGTAACATTTAGAAAACCTAATTCTACTGGTGGTAGGGTTCAACTAGCTGATGGAACTACACCCAAAGAAAAACCTTTCACACTAAATGAATTTAAAGACAAAGCAGATATTTATATGGCAGCCTATGCAGGTAATGCTTTACCTGTTAATGACATAAGACTTGCCTTAGACAAATTTACTAAACAAGGAATCGCTGATGGAACTTTCACTGCTGATGAAGCAATTAAAGTTGTTAAGGATTTAAAATCGTATTACCAAGATTTATCACAAAAACAAAGACTGCGTGGAGTTGTAGAAGGTATTGGAGATGTGGAGCGTGAAGAGCTTGTTGAAGGTGGATTACTTAAAACAGGACCTAATAAAGGTAAGTATGTTTTAAGAAGTATAATAGATGGAGAAAGAGCTAGAAGATTTTTTGATACTAAAGAAGAGTTTGATGAAGCTGTAAAAATATCTCAAGCAAATAAAGGTGGTGGTGCAAGAGATCAAAGCAAAAGAATAAGTAAACCCACTAACTCTGAAATAGAAATATCTGAAAAAGTATATGGAGATAAATATAATAAAAAAGGCGAAGAACTTTGGAAATCTTTAACACGAAGAGAAAGAGGAGGTATTCGACAAGGAACAACTACTGGTGGAAAAAAAGGTCCAGAAGGTCTTGGTGTTACTGAAGAAGGTAAACCAGTTTATCAAGTTAAAAGAGAAAAAGCTTTAAAAAGAAACGCTCCGTTTTTTCAAAAAGGAACTAAAGATTTTCAGTTTCATCACATCATGAATATTGGTGGTGAAATTCCTTTAGATACAAATGATATTGCAGTTATTTCTGAAAAAATGAATAGAACTCTTGCTCCTTATAATAGAAAATTAAATGACATAGCAGATAATATTTCTACTTTATTTAATAATCAACCTAAAGATTATTTAAAAAAAATAGATCAATTAAATAGTGAGGGTGAATCAATTATTAAAAAAGCTGTTAAAGACCTACCTAAAGAATATAGAAACCTAATTGGTTTTAATAAAGTTGTACCTGTAACTGATGAATACGGAACTGTAATAAACATAGCTTCTGAAAAAATTGGAGGTAGTAATCAAAAACAACCAGGAATAAAATTAGAAGATTTAACAAATAAACAAGCAAGTGCATTAAGAAAACAAATCAAATCAGATGCACTAAAGTTTTCAAAAACCGGAGTAAAAGATAAAATACTTTCAGGAGCAGGTAAAGTTTTAAAAGGAGTTGGTAAAGTTGTTAAGCCAATAGGATATGCCATAGGAACTAAAGCTTTGTTTGATGCTCAAGCTTTAGCAAAAGAACAAGGTATAGAATTATCTCTGCTTGATAAAGCAATGGCTGTAGATTCTGGAGATCCTTTAGTGGCTTTGGATAATTACAAAAGAAGAAATGTACCTGGATATTCTGAAGAACAAGCAGGTATAACTTTAAGTAAATTTCAAGACGATTTTGAAGAAGTAGGAAAAAACACAACATTCGGGAAATACAATGACCAGATCAAAAACACCAAGCTACCCTAAAACCTGGCTCCTGCCGCCTGAATCAGGACCCACGCCTCAGGGGTTGAATATTAATTATAATACTGTTAAAACAGTTAAATTGGAGAAAATAAATGGCAGACAAAATAGACAAGTCCTTGACGCAAGGTCCAAGAAGCAGCGTTAATATTCCGGGTGAAGAAGAGATTAGAGAAGCAGTAGAAGTTTCTACTGAAGCCGAGGAACAAGCTCCAGGACCCGTTGAAGTAACAGAACAAGAAGATGGATCAGTTGAAGTAGACTTCGATCCAAACGCAGCATCACCAGAAGGTGGTGATGAGCATTACGCAAACTTAGCAGAATTTTTACCGGATGAAGTGTTGGGTGCATTAGGATCTGACCTTACAGGTAAGTACAATGACTACAACGCATCAAGAAAAGATTGGGAACAAACTTATACAAAAGGTTTAGACTTACTTGGTTTCAAATACGATATGCGAACAGAACCCTTTCAAGGAGCATCAGGTGCAACGCATCCAGTTTTAGCAGAAGCAGTCACACAATTTCAAGCGTTAGCTTACAAAGAATTATTACCAGCTAATGGACCTATTAGAACACAAGTAATAGGTGCAGCCACTCCAGAAAAAACACAACAAGCAAATCGTGTTAAAGATTATATGAATTACGAGCTCATGGAAAAAATGAAAGACTATGAGCCCGACTTTGATCAAATGCTTTTCTATTTACCTCTTGCAGGTTCAGCATTTAAAAAAGTTTATTATGATGAACTTGAGGGAAGAGCTATATCAAAGTTTGTACCGGCGGACGATTTGATTGTCCCGTATTCAGCTACCTCATTAGAAGATGCGGAGGCAGTCATTCACCGGTTAAAAGTTTCTAAAAACGATTTAAGAAAACAACAGGTTGCTGGTTTTTATTTAGATATAGAATTAGGTACACCCGGTTATGAAGAAAACGATGTTGAGAAAAAAGAAAGAGAACTTGAAGGTCAAAGAAAATCTAAAGACGAAGACATTTATACTTTATTAGAATGTCATGTTAATTTAGATCTAGAAGGTTTTGAACATACTGATGATCAAGGTCAACCCTCAGGAATAAAAATTCCATACATTGTAACTGTAGAATTAGCTACAAGAAAAGTTTTATCAATTAGAAGAAATTACGAAATTGGAGATCCGAAAAAAATTAAAATTCCATACTTTACCCACTTTAAATTTTTACCGGGTTTAGGATTTTATGGCTTCGGTCTCATCCATATGATTGGTGGTCTGTCTAGAACTGCAACTGCAGCTCTTCGTCAATTATTGGATGCGGGTACGCTCTCCAACCTACCCGCAGGATTTAAAATGCGTGGCATTAGAATTAGAGATGATGCGCAGTCAATACAACCTGGTGAGTTTAGAGATGTAGATGCTCCTGGTGGTAACTTAAAAGATTCATTCATGATGTTGCCATTCAAAGAACCTTCTGCAACTTTATTAAACTTAATGGGTATTGTAGTACAAGCTGGTCAGAGATTTGCATCGATTGCAGATTTACAAGTTGGTGATGGTAATCAACAAGCTGCTGTAGGAACAACCGTTGCTCTTCTTGAAAGAGGATCAAGAACTATGTCAGCTATACACAAAAGAATTTATTCTGCTCTTAAACAAGAATTTAGATTATTAGCAAGAGTATTCAAATTATATCTACCACCGGAATATCCGTACGACGTAGTTGGGGGTCAAAGAATGATTAAACAACAGGACTTTGATGATCGAGTAGATATAGTGCCAGTTGCCGATCCCAACATCTTTTCACAAACTCAGCGTATATCCCTCGCGCAAACGGAGTTGCAGCTGGCAACATCTAATCCACAAATGCACAATATGTACAATGCATATAGAAATATGTATGAAGCATTAGGTGTGAAAGACATTGATCAAATATTAGTTAAGCCACAACAACCAACACCACTTGATCCAAGTCTAGAAAATATTATGGCTTTATCTGGAAAACCTTTTCAAGCTTTCCCTGGTCAAGATCATAGAGCACACATCACTTCGCATTTAAATTTTATGGCAACTAATATGGCTAGAAATAATCCAATGGTAACTGCTGCTATGGAAAAAAATATTTTTGAACACATTAGTTTAATGGCTCAAGAACAAATTGAGTTAGAGTTTAGAGAAGAACTACCACAATTACAGATGTTAATGCAAAACCCTGCTACACAAATGCAAGGTCAAGAGCTTCAACAAAAAATTGAAGCTAGAAAAGCTGTGTTAATTGCTGAGATGATGGAAGAATTCTTAAAAGAAGAGAAACAAGTTACTTCTGGTTTTGGAAATGATCCAATTGCACAGTTAAGAGCAAGAGAATTAGACCTTAGAGCTATGGATAATCAACGTAAAAAACGTGAAGGTCAGGAAAGAATTGATCTTGATCGTATGAAAGCAATGATGAACCAACAAAACACTGATGAAAAACTAGAACAGAACGAAGAGTTGGCAAAACTAAGAGCTAATACATCAATTGAAAAGACAATCTTGAGTAAATCTATTCCAAATGTGGATAAAATGATGCCAAGTGTTGAAATCGAAAAATATGAAGGAGAAAATCGATGAGAAAAAAAATGACAAAGAAGAAAAAATCATTTCCTGATGTTTCTGGAGATGGAAAAGTTACAAAAAAAGACATCTTGATGGCTAGAGGTGTAATTCCTAAAACAAAAAAGAAGAAAAATGGCAAAAGATAAAAAATTTATTCAAAAATCAATAAAAAAACCTGGATCATTAAGAAAATCTTTAGGAATTAAAAAAGGGGAGACAATCCCTAAGTCAAAATTAAAAGCAGCGGCTAAGAAACCAGGAAAACTTGGACAAAGAGCTCGTTTTGCTATAACATTAGGTAAACTAAGAAAAAAATAGGAGGACACATGGCAAAAAAAGACGATAAGTTTTTTACACAGTCAGTCGATGTAAGCATTCCATCTCAAAATATTGAGTTGGACCCTAGATCTGTAACTACTGCAGATGGTATGCCAAGAAATTACATACCAACTGGAGATGTAGCAGAAGTAAGAGGTACAAAAAGAATGCTTAAGGACAAAAAGAAAACAGCTAAGTGGTACTAGTATGTGGTTATCGGCAATTAAATTAGCCGTTTCTGCTGGAAGTAAAATTTACGCTAACAAGCAGAAGGCAAAGATCGCAATGTCAGATGCACAGTTATTGCATGCTGAAAGACAAGCCCGTGGTGAGGAAGCTTACCAAGGAAAATTGTTAGAGGCTAGACAAACAGATTATAAGGATGAAGCGGTTTTAATTATCCTTACGTTGCCTATCGTGGTGCTCGCATATGGTGTCTTCTCAGACGACGTTCAAGCTATGGACAAAATAAAAATCTTCTTTGAACATTTCCAGTCGCTCCCGACATGGTTCACAAATCTTTGGATCCTTGTCGTTGCGTCGATTTATGGTATAAAGGGGACGCAAATTTTTAGAAACGGAGGAAATAAAAATGGCAAATAGATACTTTAATAAACAAGTAGCTCAACCAAGACTTGCTTTAAAAGTTGGTGGAAGAGCAATGAAAATGGGTGGTGGAAAAATGTCTACTGCTAGAAAAGATATGGCTTCAGGATACTACGAAGACGATATGGGTATGAGAGGTGGAGCTATGTACAAAAAAGGTGGAAAAGTTGGTAAGAAAAAACAAGGCTACAACGCTAGAAAAGACGAATCCATCGCAATGAGAATCAAAAAGAAAAGAACTAAGAAGCAATTAAAAGCTTCTAGAGATGAGTCTTATGGTAAGTTTGGTTCAGCTATGAAGAAAAAAGGCAAGATCAATAGATAATGTCTCAAAAAAAACTTAAAAAGTTATTACAAACTTTGCAAGGTAAGAAAAAAAAGAAACCTACAAAGCCTTCCGCACGTTTAGAGGCTTTGCGAGGAAAAAAATATTTTAAACGTGGAGGTAGAGCATAATGGCAAAACTTTGTCCTAGAGGTAAAGCAGCAGCGAAGCGTAAATTTAAAGTTTACCCTTCTGCATATGCTAACATGTACGCATCAGCTGTTTGTTCAGGTAAAGTTACACCCGGTGGCAAGAAAAGAAAAAAAGCTGCTAACGGAGGCCTAATCGTTGATGAAGATTTAACGATAATGGTTGATGTATAATGGCCGAGAAAGGATTAAGAGAATGGGTGAAAGAGAAATGGGTAGACATTGGAGCTCCGAAGAAGAACGGAAAATATCAACCTTGCGGGAGAAGCAAAGGCTCAAAGAGGAAATATCCAAAATGCGTACCACTTGCAAAAGCCACACGAATGACAAGCTCACAAAAGGCGAGTGCTGTCAAACGAAAACGAGCAGCAGGTAATCCAGGTGGTAAACCAACTAACGTTGCAACTTTTACAAAAAGAAATAAAAAATATTTAGGTGGATCAGCCGGTGAAAATTCAATGGTAAAACAAGCACAAAGAAATTATACAGGTAGTTATATATCTGGAGATTTAGGTGGTGTTAAAGTTGGTAATCCAAGTTATAAAAAGTATTACAAAGGTTTGGTGTAATGATATCAAGATCACAAATGCCAAGAGAATTATATAATAAAGGCTCAATGCCTTCTAGAAATAAAAAAAATTTTAGACCCACTAAAAAGGGTGCTGGAATGACAGAGGCTGGAGTTAAAGCTTATAGAAGACTTAACCCAGGTTCTAAATTAAAAACAGCCGTGACTGGAAAAGTGAAGCCAGGATCAAAAGCTGCTAATCGTAGAAAATCATACTGCGCTAGATCACTAGGACA